TTCACGCTGTCGATACGACTGCCAGCGAACATGCCGCCATCCCGCGCCATGCCGCGGGGCAACACGGTGATGACGGGCTCTGTCGAAACCGGAAAATCCATGGTTCGGCCCGCGAGCACTGCAAGCTTGTTGGTGTTCCAGAGGATGCGCGTACACGCCTCAGCTACGGGAACGAGCGGGGCAAGGGTTGTAACAAGTGTAATGGCGCTCAAGAGCGCGCGGCGAGAAATCGGCATCGCTGGTCCTCTGTCAATCGCAAGGAGCATTGCCTCAGTTCACAGCGGGAAACAAGTCTGGTTCGCAGACACTCCAACTGTGGAGATCACGGCCAGTATTTCCTGACAAGGCAGCCGCCAAAAACTGGACATCTGGATTGGTCAAAACCAGTCACCCAATGCGGTCAAGAGAGAGATTGTCGGGTTGGGTATCGAGCATTGAATTACATCCACCAACCGCAAACCCTGATGGAAACCTGAGTGGAAACCTGCTGGTCACAATCCACCCCAGGTTTCCATCTGGTTTCCACCCTCTGCAGCGCACAGCGCCAAGTCGGTTGATACCAGAAAGCGCCCATTCTACGGGCCTTTCTTCGACCTCACTGTCGAACATCAAGCGCCCCGCATGTGGGTGGAAATTGGAAACTGGAAACTGGAAACCCAAACTGGAAACCTGTCGCTAGCGAAAGCCTGCGCTGAGCGCCCCCGCAATCAAAGGCTGTGAGGAAGGACCCGTGAATTTCCGGGAGCGAGCCAGCAACTGTAGGGCATCGTCTCCGGGCGCAGTTCTGAACTTCCAATATCAGAACTTTTATCTGCACCGCATCGCATCGTCAAGCCATTTCTTAAGCAATATCATTATGATAAGTGCTGCGCGATGTAGCGTAACAACGCGTATTGCTGCGCGCTGCTGTCGTGTGGATAAGCCCTCAGGCTCCAAGTCAGCCATGTCCCTTTCGGCGACTGAGACTTCAAAGTCTGTTGACGAAAGCCTTGATCGTTCCCATCCACGGCGAACGCCATTCTGCGATCTGCGTGTTGGCAATCATGAGCTCCGATTTGCTCAAGGGCCAGAAGAGCCCGTCCTCAAAGCGATATAGTGTGTCGGGCTTAAGACGACTTTCTTTGCAGACTCTCTCAATCGCGAGCCTCACTACGCCGCCATCCATATAGCAACCTGCGAGAGCTCCGCCTGTTCCAGCACAAACAAGTACTCTATTTTGATAGGCTAGAGCGATACCGGCAGGTCCGGCAATTGCGATTCCTCTTCCCGGTCGCGGTGGATTGCTCGAAGGTTGATCTGCATGCGCAGCCGCGACACCATGGAGCGCCGTTTGAGCTAAACCGAACCGGGCTATCGCGGTGCCAGGCGCCGCAGAATAGGCCCATGCCTCATCATCAACCTTAGCAACGGAATGAATGTAGCTTACGGCGTTGGATCGGGATGCCGCCGTTGCCACTGCGTTGTCTCCAGCGATGGCCCTCCCAGTATTGCCAGCAAGCGCGACGCCGCCATGGTCTGTCGTGGCCAGGTCCTTATCGCCTGCAATCGCCGCGCCCTACTGGCCTGCAGACGCTTTGCCTCTGGGTATAGTCGAACTGCTTGAAGGGCCACCCCCCTGAACAGCATCGCTTACAACGACATCGTGATCGCTACCTCGAAGTGACGCACCTGCTCCTCCGGAGAGAATGCGGCGAGGTGGCGTCACTGAGAGAGTGCTCTTCGCGCGCGACTTAGCTCCTTTGCTAGGTGTCTTAGCTATTTGAGTTCCGTCCCTATATCATTTCCTTGGTGGCATATAGCGGAGGTCTGAATTCTCCGCCGAGCCTTCTTGGATGCTTAAAGCAACGTGCTATTGCTAAGTAGGTCGTCCTGCTAGAGGGATCTAGATGAATGAGGCGAGCGAAGCTATTGGGTACTCTACAACTCATACGATACTTGATCATAGTTTGAACACGCGCACGAGCGCATTGAATGCTACTTGTTCTCCCCTGGTTCGCCGCGAGCAGCTGGTTTCTAAAGCGACAGGCCATCAGGTCTTTCGACGAGCACCCACCCATTTGCCAGACCGACGAACACGGAGATCTCACTCGGGGTAACTTGGGGAACAGGAATTGTCAGAATCGGACATAAGTCTGCCACTGGTTCTCGCTCGTTGGATTAGAGATCACTTCCACCGCAGCTGGCTGCTGCATGCATTGTTGCGCTGCCTTTGCATTCCTGGCGAAGTCTGAAATTCCTTTCTGACGCCGGAACCAGCTTCACCTTCAAGATGGTGACGCCTTCTCGGCAATTGGGGAGTTGTGGACGAGCCAGTCGGCAAATTCGGCGATGCCTGGCTGCGCTTCGCTCTTGATCGGATAGACAAAGTAAATGCCGCGACCGCTAAAGAGTTTGAAGTCGAAGGGCATCACGAGGCCCCCATCTTTGATCACATCCGCAATCAGGGAAAGATCGCCGATCGAGACACCAAAGCCGGCCTCGGCCGCGCGGACCGAGAGATCGAGCGTCTCGAAGGCCGGCCCATCCTGCCACCGCACGACATGAGCACCCACTGCTTCCAGCCAGAGCCGCCAGTCACGGTTGTCATTTGTCGTTGTATGCAACAGCGTGTGGTGCACGAGATCGCGGACAGCGCGAATGGGATGAGGTCCTTGCTGCAAAGATGGAGAACAAACGGGCGCCAGACATTCCCGCGACAAGAGGATGGCGCGCATCCCCGGCCATCTTCCATCACCGTAGAGGATGCCTGCGTCAAAACTGTGCGTATCGAGTTCATGGTATCGCAGCACCGTCGTAACGCGCACATCCAGCGATGGGGCCTCCGCGGTGAATTTCGCGAGCCTCGGGACAAGCCAGCGGATGGCGAAGGTTGGGGCCACCTGAAGCCTGAGCACCTGCCGGTTAGCTGCCAGCATCGCCAAAGTCTGCTCGATTGACGCAAAGGCACTACTCACAGGCGTGAACAGTCGTAGGCCCGCGTCAGTCAGGGCTGGGCGGGAATAGTTCCGGTGCAGCAGCTTCAGTTGCAGCGCCTCCTCGAGTTTCTTCACCTGGCGGCTGACTGCTCCTTGCGTCACCAGAAGTTCCTCCGCAGCCTGGGAAAAACTCCTGAGCCTGCCGACCGCTTCGAAAGCGCGCAGAGCGTTTAGCGGGGTCAAACTCGGTTTCACGGTATCCCATGAGTTTATTGCAAAGATATCTTGCCACAAACTCGATAGCCAAGCACGGCAATTCGGTGGATGTTGTCGAAAGCTTCAATCTTTCCGCAATCTCTGCCACACGCCGCCGGGATGTCCCGTTGCGGGCCAGGAGAGCTTATGTCTGCCGAAAACACATACGATATCGTGGGCAACCAGAATGTGTTCATGGACGGGCTCTACTGGTGGGGTGTGCCAACTCTGTTCCGCTGCCCGCATGACCCTGACCCCAAGCATTGCGACATTGCTCTGGTCGGCGTTCCCCACTCAACTGGCAACGGCACGACGGAGCGCGACCAACATCTCGGCCCCCGCGCCGTCCGTAATGTCTCTGCTATCGGGCGCCGAGTGCATAGCGCCTTTCACCTCGATCCGTGGAAGACATGTCGGATCAACGACCTTGGCGACGTGCCCCTGTCGGAGGGCAATAACAACGAGAAGTCGATTGCAACCATCACGGCCTATTACGATCGCCTCGCCCGCGCCGGCGTCAGGCCGGTTTCAATCGGCGGCGACCACTCAATCACTGGTGCCATCATTCAGGGATTGGCTTCAGAGAACGCGCCGTTGACGGGTGGCCAGAAGATCGCGCTTCTTCATTTCGATGCCCATACCGATACCTTCCACCATATGGATCACTTCTTGGGTGCCGTCCGGTCGGCGGCACACTGGGCAAGTTACATCGTCCAGCAAGGGCAAGTGGATGCATCTCGTAGCACACAAGTCGGCATCCGCGGCAACATCAGGACACTTGATTGGCTCGAAACCAGCTATGAGCTTGGCTACGAGGTCTTGCCGATGGCCAAGATCCGGTCAATCGGTATCTCGAAAGCGACAGAGATTTTCCTTGAACGCATCGGAGACTTGCCCGTCTACATAACCTTTGACCTCGATTGCCTCGATCCCACTATCGCTCCGGCGGTCTCGAACTTGGAGGCCGGCTGCAACGGCTTCAGCATCGATGAAGCCATGGAGTTGTTGCGCAGCGTTCGGGGCCGAAATGTCATCGGTGGTGATGTTGTATGTCTGATGCCCACCAAGGACCAGCCCAACCAGATCACATCGCTGGTCGCCGCTTCGATCATGTTCGAGCTGGTGTGTCTTATCGCCGACCGCAATTTTACGCCCGCAGAATCACCTTTGCATAAGATCTGAACAAGGAGGGACGATCAATGTCGATAGAGAATATCCAGATTCTCGCTGCCCAAGGCAAAATCTCTCGGCGTAACTTCATGCAGGTGGCATTGGCAGCGGGGCTGAGCGCCTCGATCGCAGAGGGACTGTTTGCGCGCGCCGCAAAGGCATCAGCCAAACCGGGAGGTAGCTTCCGGGTTGCAGTTGGCAGCGGCGCCACAACCGATACCCTCGATCCCGCAACCTTCCCCGATACTTTCAACAGCCTTTATGGCTGGGCATTGCGCTCGAGCCTGACTGAGGTCACGGCTACGGGGGAAGTGGTGGGCGACGTGGCAGAAAGTTTCGAGGCGTCGCCCGATGCCAAGACCTGGGTATTTACACTGCGAAAGGGCGTCGAGTTCCACAATGGCAAGAGTGTCGAGGCTGCAGACGTCGTAGCCTCAATCAATCACCACCGTTCCGATGACTCCAAGTCGTCAGCCAAGTCGCTTCTGAAAGCAGTCAAGGACGTCAAGGCCGACGGTAAGGGAAGCGTCGTTGTCACGCTGGAGAGTGGCAATGCAGACTTTCCCTATGTCATGGCCGACTACCACCTTCTCGTCATGCCGTCAGCAGATGGCAAGGCCGACTGGCAGTCGGGGATCGGAACCGGGCCTTACAGCATGACTGCTTTCCAGCCCGGGATCACTGGCAAAGGTAAGCGCTTTGGCAACTACCACGGAACGACCTACTTCGAGGACATCGAAGTCCTGTCGATGGTTGACGTTACAGCACGGACTAATGCGCTTCTCTCTGGCGAAGTCCATTACATTGATCGCCCAGACCTGAAGACCGCAGACCAACTATTGGCGACACCTAATATGAAGCTGTCGGAAGTGGCAGGCTTTGCCCACTACGTCGCGCCGATGAACTGCACTATGGCTCCCTTCAACGACAAGAATGTACGGCTAGCTTTGAAATATGCCATCGACCGGGAGGATATCGTCAAGAAGGTACTGCTCGGCCACGGCTCGGCTGGCAATGACAATCCGATCGCGCCCGGCGTGCCATTCAGCGTCAATCTTGCCACCAAGCACAGCTATGACCCCGACAAGGCGAGGTTCTACTTGAAGAAGGCTGGAATGAGCAGCCTAAAGGTTGAGTTATCTGCCGCCGATGCGGCATTCGCGGGAGCGCTCGACGCAGCTCAGCTGATGGCCGCTTCCGCCAAGTCCGCCGGCATCGACATCGTCATCCTTCGCGAACCCAATGACAGCTATTGGGACAATGTCTGGCTTAAGAAGCCCTGGTGCATGTCCTACTGGAGTGGACGTCCTACTGCGGATCTGATGTTTACGACCGGCTATGCTGCAGATGCTGCCTGGAATGACACGTCCTGGAAAAATGCCCGATTCAACGAACTCCTCGTTGCAGCCCGCTCGGAGCTCGACCGGGCCAAGCGTGCCGCCATGTATGCCGAGATGCAGGAACTGGTTGCCGAGGATGGCGGTGTGATTGTACTCATGTTCTACAACTACATGGGCGCCCACAGCGATACCTTGGCGCATGGTGACAAGTTGGCCCAGAATTGGGATGTGGACGGACTTAAAGCATTGCAACGCTGGTGGTTTGCCTGAACGATTCCGCGCCGGTTGCACAACTTGCGTGGAACGACAACTTAGCGGGTCGTCTTGACGACGACCCGCTCGCAAGTCCAAAGTTGATTATGATGCCATCACGGATGGCCCAGCCTGAACACCCGCACGAGTGCATTGAGCGCCACCCGCAGATTACCAAGGTCGTCTGCCTTCAAGTGCAATGCATCTTCGTCAGTGCAAACGATCCGGTAGATCAGCAGTGTCGGCCTGCGCCCTGACGACAGCCGGTGCTCGTGGTCACAGGCATCGAGGGCATCAGTTGCATCGCGGAACCGACGCTTTAGTTTCTCAATGACTTCAAGGACGGGCTCACTTGGTGCACTGCCGAAGATGCCTTCGTTGATCAGAAGACCCGCAACCGAACGCGGTGTGGGCGACGGCAGTCCCATGGCAACATGATGGTGGTGATAGAGCTGACCGAATGCAATGCCAGCCTGGTATTGCGGCTCGCTGATCAGTCCCTTGAACGCGAGACGGCCAAGAGCCGTGCCCAGCCGTTCATCTCGAGCCTGTTTCGCCGTGACACCGAAATGTCTGCGCCTTGCTTCAATCATGGTGCTCATGGCGTCCTTCTCCGTTTCCTGCCGGGTGCGCTTGCCACACGGATAGCGCTTGCCGGGTTTGCGTTTGCGTCCACGAACCATGTTCACCTCCCTTCCGATGTTGATGCTTCGATCAGTTCGCGCAGCACAGCGGCATAGCCGCAGACATCGACCGCGGAGTCCTCATGCGAAGGATCATGCGCAAGTCGCGCGAGCTTGAGGTCGATCAGGCAGAGGATGACTTGCGCCGGGGTGACGGCGTGGCCTAGCGTTGCTGACCAGCGTGCTGCGAGAACCGCCATGGCTGCACTGGCATCGCCATACTGCGCACGGCGTTCGGCTATGACATTGGCGGCGTGCTTCAGGAACATCTCCGCGGGGCTGTTCATGCCATACCTCCCCGGGTGTCGATAGCCCAGAGCAGGATGGCGATCGCGTCGGCCTCGTTGTCGTCCTCAGGCTCGAAGCCGCGCTCGCGGATGGCGGCGACCATCGCCTGCTTGTCGGCATTGCCCTTGCCGGTGGCGAAGCGCTTGATGGTGCCGACGGGGACGCCCTGGTAAGGGATGCAGTGTGCCTCGCACCAGGCCGTCAGCGTGGCAAGGAATCCTCCAAAGACGTGAGCTGCGTCAGTGCCTGCGTGCCTGCGGACCTCTTCGAAGTAGACCACATCGATGCCGCCCGCGATCTTCCGGGTTTCATCGAGCCAGCGCTCGAAGCGGAGGTAGCGCATGCCGCCACCTTCGAATCGCGTGGGGCGGAACTCGGCCGTCCCATGCAGGATGCGGCAGCGGTCATTGCGAATGGCCCAGCCGGTTGTACTGCCGAGGTCGAGGGCGAGGATGGATGGAATCGATGGGCTTGCCTTTTCTGCAGCCCGCGGCATTGCAACAAGTACAGTCGATTGGGTCATGACGACCTCCTCTTCGGGTTGGTGGCCGGGGCGATGCCGCTGTCCGGTGAAGGAGGCGGTCTCGCCCGGACCCGAAAGGGGTCTGGTCAGGTCAGTTGCGGGGCGACCTGGATCGCCTTCACAAATCCTTCAATACCTTCATCAGAGCCGTTTGAAGGATTTACGGCACTAACGTCTTGTCTTGTTTACAGATTATGTAATTCTTCAATATTTCAATTATTCAATAAGTAGATGTCACTATATCTATAACGCGCGCGTACACGCGTACATGCAGAGGTGTCCTCCTGAAAGATTGAAGGATTTGAAAGATTCAAAATTCTTTCGACGGTTCATCAGATTAGCACCCTCAAACGCTTCAAGACGTTGTTCAAGGCTCTTGAAGAATCTCCCATCATGCGCTCCATCTTGCCAGGCGGTAGACCATCGCCTGTTTCGTGGCCGAACCGCGCATGACCGGCTTGATATCCCCGCTCTCGATCAGCGTGACCAGAATATCGTCGCGGTCGCGCGCCTTGAGCCACTGCGAGCCTCGCGTGATCTCCGACTTGGTGATGCCATCGTTGCCCGCCGCGCGAATGATCTCGCGGATGCGTTTGAGATGGGCCTCGGTCTCGGTATCCGCGACATGGCGTTCGACGGCCTCCATCGTCCGGCTGGCAAAATGGCGCACGAATCCGATGGCCCATTCGGCATCCGTGATATCGATGACCGGACTCGTCGGATCGCGCCCGACAGCGACGATCAGCGCGAGCTTTAGCGCGTTCTCGCCGATACGGGAGAGAATGGCCGTATAAGCCGTCCCCACGGCGGCGCGCAGTTCCTGCGTGAGCTGGACGCTCAGGTTGGAGAAGCGAGCCTTCGCCTCCTCCGTCATCGGTACGATTGCGGGGTTGACGGCAGTGCTGGCGCCAGACGTCTTGCCCGACAGATTGCCCTGCTGAATACCACCACCCTCGGCGATACGCTGCAGTCCGTGAATGAGCGCTGGCGATGCCTGCCTCAGCCCCGCGGCGAGATTTTCGTCCGGATAGTCCTCCTCACTTGGCAGGATGATGAAGCGGGCGAGCGAGCCGTCCACGACATTGGCACCCTGAAGTGCTCCCCAGAAGTGCAATGGCGTCGTGGTGCCGTAGACACAGAGACAGGGCTGGACGATGTCCCTGCGTTCATTCATGCCATCGCGATTGGCGTATTCCGCCCCGAGGAAGATACCGCCGGCCGCCGTATAGAGCTCCGTCATGTTATCGAGGATCTCTGTGATGTGCCGCGGGCTCCGCTTCCTGTCCGCGGCGGCCGACAGGAACATGCCGAACTCGTCGATCTGGAACAGGATTGCGGGCTGGCGGTGAAGCGCCGTCAGCAGCCCAGCGCCAGAGGCAATCTTGTTGCCGCCCAGATGGTTGGCGAGACCTGCCTCGAAGAACACCTCGTTGACGATTTCGCGCGCGTGATTCTTGCCTGAACCGCTGTCGGCGACGCCCACCACATAGAGGTTCGAGCGCAAGTTGCTCTCGGTCCGGTAGTGCCTGCCCATCAGCGCGCCGATAGCGCAGAGGCTGGCGCCCAGCGAGAGCAGTGGCTGAGGCCGCCTCGCTGTGGCGATCGTGTAGCGGGTGAGATCGCCCACCAACCCGTCGGGGATGACCAGATCGAAGGTGGGTGTCGAAGCGGAAGGCGCAGGAATTTCGGGCTCCTGCTCCACAAGCCGTGCCAGCAGCCCCGCCGCCGGATGTACCTCATCCTGCGGCTCGCCATCGAGGATGAGACCGATCTCCGGCTGCCAGCCACGCTCCATGGCCAGTCGGTAGATGGTACCGGCCCCGATGCGGTCCGGCCGGAAGCTCAACCACGACCTGGTGGTGGTCGCCGGATCATTCTTGTCCGCCTGTGCCGACCATTCCGCAAACAACGCGCCTCCTTCTTCGCCCAACGCGCCTTTCAGCGCCATGCCGATCCGCATCCAGCTGTCATAGTCCAGTTCCTTATTGGGAAGCTGGGAAAGCGCAGCGCGGATGGCAGTCGGCGTGCCTTTCTGCCCATGAAAGGGTACCACCCCCTCTGCGGCAGGCGCGACGCTGAGGCTTTTCTGGAGCAATTCCTGCGGCAGAAGTGCCTCTGCTTCCTCGAGGAAGGCTGCTGCCTGCTCCGCGGTGATGACCGGAAGGCTGGCAATGTCGATGTCAGCCAAACCCTCCTCTGGCCACGCATAGGGCGCGGCGGTTTCGGGATGAACGGCATAAGCGACGAACTGCTGGCCAAGGCAGAGCACCTCCAGCGGATGGCGCTTGATGCCCCTGAAGGGCGAAGCTGTCCGGTAGACGAGCAGGCGCTTCGGCGCCTTGCCAATGCGCACGGCCGGGGTGTCGCCAAGCCGCGCGCGCGCCAGTTGTTCGACCTCAAGGGCCAGCTCCGGGTCATGCGCAATATCGATGTCGACCGCTGCAACCGCTCCGCCCACGATGCCGATGCCGCAGCCCGGCCAGCGCGACCAGGAATTGAGTTCGATGTCGGTGGTAGGCCGCGCCGCGTGGCGGGTCCACTCACCATAGCCATGCCATTTGCCGCGCGCATGGCGACCGGGTTTCTTGGTGCCGGGCTGGATCGGCAGGATCGCGTAGCCATTGCTGACAAGGCGTTCGCCATAGCGCGCCATGAAGTTTTCTGTGACCATCAGAACGGCATTCCCTCTTTCATGCCTTCAAGGCGCTGGCCGTCATTGGCGGCGAGTTCACGGAGGCAATCGCAGTAGCCGGTCACCACGCATTCGATGAACGTGTTCCATTCCTCCAGCGAGAGCCTGAGCAGGTCGGTCTTGCCGATGCTCTCGAGATATTCACCCGCCATCCGGCCGCCATGGTCCATGGCCGCCTTCTCATTCGGTGTCGGATCGATCATGCCTTTCCTCCCGTGGCAGATGTCCTGGCAATTGCGGCTGCAAAGCCGCTTCCGGCTGGCTTCGCGGCGTGGGTCTGATGCGGCGTAGGCCGCATCGAACCAGCCATGGTGGCGGGGCTCGCGGTGACAGACCGCGCAGATGTCTGCTGAGGAGGTGTGCATGCTTCGAACCTGTATTGGGTGACTTCGGTGAACCGCCCCTTCGACCGGATGAAGATGTGACTGGGACGCGGCAGGCTCCCGACAGCGTTCAGGGCTTCCTCGACGGTCTGCGGAATCGGCACGAATGACGGGGCCCGCCGCTGCCACCAGCCTTCAGCCTTGAGGCGCGCATAACCCTGGTGCTGGAAGCACACCCATTCCTTGTGAACGACGAGGCCGCAGTGATATTCGACTCTCAGCGAGGGAGGGCTGCCTTCCTTGATGTGGCGGCGGTAGGTGACGGATGTCACCTCCACCCATTGATCACGCTGTCCCGAAAGAATGGCGAGGGTCGACGCGGTGGGGGCGATTTTCACGGGCGGTTGCGGGAATTCGTATCCGCAATCGGGGCACTCGCTGGCAGCGATGGGCAGAATGCTCTCGCATTCCGGGCAGACCTTAGTGGGTGCTGCGCCGTCGCCGGACTCCCCCGGTTTCCGCGGCCGCACGAGGTCGATCGGCCCATGCCGGCTCACATTGCCGGCGAAGTCGAGGACGAGGCAGTTCGCCTTGCCCGGCGCCAACCTCGTACCGCGGCCCGCCATCTGCACGTAGAGCCCTGCGGATTTCGTGGGTCGCAGCATTGCAATGAGGTCGACCGCCGGCGCATTGAAGCCGGTGGTCAGCACGCCCATCGAGGCCAGCGCTCGGATTTCGCAGGCTTTGAAGGCGGCAATGATGCGGTCCCGCTCAGCCTTCGGCGTATCGCCGAAGATGGTTTCGCAAGCGATGCCGCGGCTACGGAACTCTTCGGCGACATGGCAGGCGTGATCAACGCCCGAACAGAAGGCAAGCCAGGACTTGCGGTCCTCGCCATAGGCGATGATTTCGGATACGGCCGCCTTGGTGACCGCCGCCTTGTCGACCGCCGCCTGCAATTCGCTGGCGATGAACTCACCGCCACGCGTGCCGACACCGGCAACACTCAACCGCGTCTTCGGCTGCTTGCTGACCAGCGGGCAGAGATAGCCTTGGTCGATCAAGCCGCGCACCGATACCTCATAGGCGATGTCGGTGAACAGCGCGCCATCTCCCTCATGCATCATGCCGCTGTCGAGACGGTATGGCGTTGCCGTGAAGCCAATCACCTTGAGCTTGGGATTGATGGCCGAAAGCCCGTCGAGGAACCGCCGGTACATGGTGGCGGACGTCATCGGGATCAGATGCGCCTCATCGATGAGGACGAGGTCGCAATGACCGATCTCGGTTGCCTTGCGGTGCACCGACTGGATTCCTGCGAAGAGAATGCGCGCATCCGCCTCGCGCTTTCCGAGCCCCGCCGAATAGATCCCGGCTGGGGCATCAGGCCAGAGCCCCATCATCTCGGTGTGGTTCTGGGCAATCAACTCCCGCACATGAGTGACGATCAGGATGCGCTGGTCGGGCCAGGCTTTGAGAACGCCATCGATGAAGGCCGCCATCACCAGACTCTTGCCACCGGCGGTCGGAATGACGATGAGGGGATTGCCCTTGTTGCTTTCGAAGTAATCGTAGATCGCCGCGATGGCCTGGTTCTGATAGGGACGAAGCGTCAGCATGACACCACCTCCCCCGATGCGCGCGCGTCATTGACCCAGTCGCTGCCATCCTTCATGCGGTAGACGACGAAGTCCTCGCCTGCATCGGCAATGTCGCCGGGGACAAGATCGGGAATGAACAGATGCTTCGCACAGGCACTGCGCTGCTCCTGCGAACTCCGCATCTGGTCATGGCGGGTGCAGTGCCAGCCGCCGTCGACAGGCGTGGCATGC